GACCGCTGACGGCAGACTGATCAACGTCACCAACCCTTGTGACGAGGTGTTACGCCGGATTGAGCGGGCGGAGGAATGAGCGGCGATGGAAATCTCTGATGCTGGAGTCGCCGTCTTGCGCGACCGCGAAGGCTGCCGGCTCGAGGCTTATCTGGACAGCGTTGGCGTCTGGACGATCGGCGTTGGACACACGGCGGCCGCCGGCGATCCGATTCCATGCGCCGGCATGTGCATCACTCAGGAACAGGCCGACGCGCTGTTCGACGAAGACCTCGACGCCTACGAGCAATGCGTCGATGCGGTCATCGTCGCGTCGATGCTGCAGCATCAGTATGACGCCTTCGTTTCGATCTGCTTCAACATCGGGCAGGGCGCCTTCACGGACGCGAGCTTCGTCGAGTTGTTCAACGCAGGCGATGTCGACGGCTGCGCCGATGCGATTCTCTGGTGGGATAAGCCACCGGAAATTATTCCGCGCCGACAAGGCGAACATGTGCAGTTTAAGGGCGGTTACGTCGCCCGGGTGAAGGAGCTTGGGTCATGAGCTTCGATCTTCAGATCATTACGCACTCCGATAATATTCGTAAACATCATCGGGAGCGAAGAACTTGACGGATTTTTCGTCTCTCAAATCAGCGATTGCCGATTACGCCAATCGAACCGATTGGAGTGACGCCCTGGTCACCTCGTTTATAAGGAGTGCTGAGAGTAAATTCAACGCCGAGCTCCGGGTCGACCGCATGATCCAGAACGATCAGGGACTGATCATCAGCCGCTGCGCGCCGCTGCCAGACGACTGGCTGGAAATGGAATTCGTTCAGATCCAGGCCGATGATACTTCGACCGGCTTCTGGCCGATCCAGTATCGCGCCCGCGACGAATTCTTCAAGATCCAGGATACCGACACCAATTGCCGCTACTACACGATCGAGGGCCGGCAGATCTACTTCAGCGGCCCGCCCGACGATCTCAATGGCATCCAATTCAAGATCGTCTATTTCGGCGAAGTGCCGGTGCTGACCGACCTCCAGCAGAGTTGGGTCTACACCAAGTATCCTGATTTGTACCTCTACGCCGCGCTCATTCCGGCCACCCTGCACGCCGTCGGCGAGGAGGAGAAGGCCGGCGGCCTGAAACAATTAGTTGAAGATATGATAACCAAACTGAACGCCGACTATCAGCGCTCCAAGGCGAGCGGCTCACGCGTCCACCGCTCAAGAAGAAGGTCGTTTGGCTGATGGTTGGACTCTCATCGCATGGCGAAACGACGGTCCTCGCCTCGATCCTGACCACGGTGTTCGTGTCGCTGCACACCACCGACCCGGGCGACACTGGCGCGGCCGAGATCGCCGGTAACGCCTATGCCCGCACCGCCGCGACCTTCACCGACACCGGGGCCAATCCGACCACGGCGTCGAACAGCGCCATCGTCTCCTTTCCCACCGCGACCGCCGGCTGGGGAACGATCGCTTACTTCGGCCTGTGGAGCGCCGCGACCAGCGGCAATTATCAGGGCTCGGGCCAGCTCGATGTCAGCCGGATCGTCAATGCCGGCGACAAGGTGCAGTTTCTGACCGGGGCGCTAACGGTGTCGGCGAACTGATGGGCCTATATTACAACCAGAACACATATAATTACGCCTATTACGGCGCTGGCTACGTCTATAACGCCATCGGCGCGATCCCAATCACCTTCGCCTTCCACGGCTCGTTCGCCAACCCGATTCAAATCAGCGGCAATATCGACATCACCCCGGCCTTCGCCGGCCACCTCAGCGCCATCCTGTCCGTCTCGGGTCAGATCCCGATCACTGTTCCGATCATCGGGCATGAAACGGGCGTTTGGACCCTTAGCGCCAATCTGACGATCGTTCCGAGTTTCGCCGCCAATGCGCTGTCCGGTCCCCTCTGGGCTAGTGTCCCCTGTCCAGCGCCGCCATGGGCTGCAGGCCAGCCCTGTCCGCCGCCGCTCTGGGGCCCTGACCCCGACATCGAGACGAGCGAGCCTTGGGTTCCCTCGGAGCTCTGTGATTAAATGTGCGCAGACACCACCACCACCAATTATGCTTGGGTGAAGCCCGATCCTTTCGGGTCCGATACAACTTGGGGCACGAAGCTTAATACTGACCTCGACGGCATCGACAGCCAAGTTCATGCCAATCAGACTGCCGCATCATCGGCCTCGACCGCCGCTGGCAACGCGCAAACGACCGCCAACAGCGCTCAGACCGCAGCCGCAGCGGCGCAGACGGCCGCCAATAACGCCCAGACAACGGCGAACAGTAAGCTTCCCGAAGCGCCCACCGACGGCAAGCAGTACGCGCGTCAAAGCGCCGCTTGGTCAGCCGTCGCCGCGGGCGGATCGAGCGTCACCGTCTCCGACACCGCGCCCGCCTCGCCCAAGGCGGGTGATCTGTGGTGGGACAGCGTCGGCGGCCAATTGTACGTCTGGTATCAGGATGCCAATTCGAGCCAGTGGGTCGTTGCGAACAACGTCAGCGCGCAGCCGATAACGGACACGCACTACCGAAATCGAGTGATCAACGGCGACATGTCGTGCGACCAGCGCAACGGGGGCGCGCCAGTCGCCGTTGTCGGTAATATGTACGCAATTGATCGATGGAAATTTTACAGCAACGTCGCCCCAACCATGGGGACACTTGGCCAAACGCCTGTAACTCCGCCTCTGGCCGGACTGGCGGCTCAATATCTTCTCAGATGGACGACGACATCTGCTCATGCCCTTGCGGCTGCGGACGTTTTTCAGATCAACCAGTTTGTGGAAGGTGGCAGCTTCAATGATGCGCATTTTGGCGTAGCGATCGCTGAACCATTGGTGCTTGAGTTTTGGGCTGCCTCTACACTCACGGGGACGTTTGGCGGGACGCTTCAGAATGGCGGTCAGGACCGGAGTTATGTGTTCACCTATTCAATCCCGACCGCGAACATGTGGACGAAGGTCAGGATTAACATTCCCGGCGACACGGCTGGAACGTGGAGTGTGGCGGGCAATGCGATTGCGTTGATTTTGTCATTTGGACTTGGCGTAGGTTCGACTGGCTCTGCGACGGCGAGCGGCGCTTGGCGGGCGGGCAATTTCAGCGGTGTGACCGGCGCAGCCAATATATTAGGTACGATCAACGCTGCCCTTTCCATCACCGGCGTTGCGCTGATGGTTGGCGCGGCGGCGGCCAACGCCGAACCTGAGTTCCGCAAGTACAGCGACAACCTGATCGACTGCCAGCGGTATTATCAAATCATCGCCGCTAGTGCGAGGTTCGGAGCTTCCGCTGCGAGCGTAAATCTTGAGCATAGCTTAAATTGGATGACGATGCGCGCTACTCCAAGCGCAACGGTTGCTGTTGCTGGCACACCCGCGAACCTGCTCGGAGGCTTCCCCGCGCTGAATTCAATTCAGCCATATGGGTCACGTTTCAGCATAGCCTCCGCAGCAGCTGGCGATTGTTATGCTCTGGCCTACAGTTATGCTCTGGATGCGGACTTCTGACCATGTTGGATTTCCCCGCCTCCCCAACCCTCAATCAGATCTTCACCGCCCCCAACGGCTCGACGTGGATTTGGGACGGGGCAAAATGGGCCTCGACCAGCGCCGGAACCGGCTTCCTGCCGCTCGCAGGCGGCACCATGGTGGGCGACATCGTGCTGGCGCATGATCCCCCCGCCGCGCTCAATCCGGCGACCAAGCAATACGTCGACGCGACGAACATCCGCTACAAAAATCGCATCATCAACGGCGATGCCTCGATTGATCAACGAACAGCTTTCGCTGGCGTGCAAGTCACCAGTTCTACGAGCTATGTCGCTGATCGTTGGAAGATGATTGTCAGCGTTGCGGCGCAAAAGGGCGTGAGCGGCGCCGTTGCGACGACAGCTCCCGGAATGGCAGGTTTCACGAACTATTTTTATTGGAACACCAGCGTTGCCGCATATGCGGTAACGACGACTGATTTCTTCATGCTCCAACAGTTTGTCGAGGGTGTGAATTTCAACGACGCGGGATGGGGTGCGGCGGGCGCGCTGCCGGTCGTGCTTGAGTTCTGGGCGATGTCTACGCTGACCGGAACGTTCGGCGGTTCGCTGCGTAATGCCGCTAACAATCGTTCTTACGTGTTCAGCTATGTGATCTTGACCGCGAACGTTTGGCAGAAATTTCGTATTTCCATTCCCGGCGATACCGCGGGAACGTGGGCTGTCGCAGCTAACGCCCTTGCGCTCAACCTGACGTTCAGCATTGGTGCGGGCGCTTCGTTGAGTGGATCGCCGGGATCGTGGCAAGCCGCGAACCTAGTCAGCGCCACGGGTGCAGTCAGCGTCGTTGGCACGCTCAATGCTATTTTTAATATTACCGGCGTTGCGCTGATGGTCGGCGCGGCCGCGGCGAACGCCGAGCCGGAGTTCAAGAAGTATTCCGACAACCTGATCGACTGCCGAAGGTATTACTACAAGCCGCCGGGATATACATTGACTGCCTCCTATTCCAATGCTGCTGGTGTAAGTTTTTTTACGACGCGGCCATTTATGGTTTCCATGCGGGCAGCGCCAACGCAGAGCGGGGGGACGATCTACGGTGGCGTCAATGCTGGCTCTCCGACGTTGGGCGCTATTACGACCGATGCGGGGATATGGACGGCTACCGCCACGGCGGCAGGCATAATTCAATTTGGCGTGCAGAGCGACACCTACGACGCGGACTTCTAACCATGCAGCTCATCTACTCAAATTCTGACGAAACCACGATCACGGTGACGCTCGACGAGGGCGAGAACCTCGGCGACCTTGTCGGCCCGACCGAAGCCCATGTGCCGACCGACGAGGACAATCGGCACTATGCCGCGATCCTCGGCAAGGCTCTGCGAATCGTCCGCAACGAACAGGCACGGGTGAAGTCATGAGCCCCATCCTCCTCGTCCTCCTGGTCATTCTGATCCTGATTCTTCTCGGTGGAGTCGGAGGGCCCTATGTCGGCGCGCCTTGGACCTACGGCTATGGCCTCGGTAACGGCGGCATAAGCATCATCGGCCTGATCCTGATCATCCTGGTCATCTGGCTGCTCCTCGGCAACCGGGTGTAGCCAAACTACAGGTGAAACATGGCAGATAACGTCACCGCGAATTATGGTTGGGTGCAGCCTGAAGCCGGCGCGAGCGCCACCACCTGGGGCACGAAACTCAATTCCGACCTGGCGCTGATCGACGCCCAGGTGTTCACCAATCAGGCGGCGACCAATACCACTATGGCGGCGATGGTGCCGATCGGCGCAGTGGTCGACTTCGTCGGCACGACCGCGCCCACGAACTACCTGATGTGCGACGGCTCTCAGCACAGCACCGCGACCTATCCAGTCTTAAGCGGACTTCTTGGCGGCAGCGGCGGCACGTTCAATGTGCCTGACTTGCGCGATCGGGTCACGCTCGGCGCAGGGGTGTCCTACGCGAACATGGCGACCGGCGGCGAGGCGACGCATGTCTTGACGATTGGTGAAGTGGCGGCGCACGCGCATGGCGTTTCAGATCCGACCCACACGCACGGCCTCGCCGATCCGGGGCATGTTCATGGCGTTAATCAATCGCCTCACGCGCATGGAATCAGTGATCCGGGGCACGCTCATGGTTTCACCCAGAACACTATCGTCGGCGGCGCAGGCCTGGCGTTTGGCCAGAACTACAATCTGGGAGGTCAGGGCTCGACCACGGCCGGCGCGGGCACTGGCATCGGTATTCAGGCGCAGAACGCCAATGTTAGCATCGCTGCGGCCGGAACCGGCCAATCCATTCAGGGGAACTATACCGGCATCAGCACTCAAAACGCCGGCAGCGGCGCAGCCCACAACAACATGCAGCCATTCTACGCCTTGAACAAGATCATCCGCGCGCTCTGATGACCAACTTCACCCCGATCCAAATTCCTCCGGGCGTCGTCACCCAACCGACGAAAACCATGAGGAGTTCCAACTGGGCGGAAACAAACCTGATGCGCTGGATCGAGGGCGAAATGCAGCCGGTCGGCGGCCAGGCGCAGTATAATTACTCATTCGCTAGTCGAGCCAAGCAAATCCACGGCTGGTACGATCTCAATAGCGTCTATCGCATCGCCTATGTGTGCGAGCAGCACGTCTACATCGACACCGCCGGGACCTTAACCGAGATCACCCCGGCCGGCGGCTGGCCGGCCCCGCCCCTGCCCTCGCAAGGCGGCTATGGCGATTTGAATTACAGCGACGACACTTACGGCACGCCGCGCGCCTCCGGTCAGATCCTGGGAGTCGACAAGATCCCGAACTGTTGGAGCGTCGACAATTTCGGCGCGCAGCTGGTGGTCATGTATTCGGTCGATGGCCGGCTCCTGTTGTGGGATCCAGCCGCGACCGCCAACAAGAATGAAGTGCAGACGCTGTCCCTGATCGGAGCTCCGACCGGCGGCACATTCAGCCTCAGCTTCCTCGGCCAGACCACGCTGCCGCTCGCCTGGAACGCAACATCCACTGCCGTGCATGATGCGCTGGTGGCGCTGATCAGCATCGGCGCGGGCAATGTCCTCTGCGCCGGCGGGCCGCTGCCAGCCGCTGTCACCATCACCTTCCAGGGCGCGCTCGGCAATGTCGGCCAAGCGATGATCGCCGGGGCGGCAAACGATCTGACCGGCGGCACGGCCCCGCAGCCGAACATCGCCGAGACCACTGCCGGAGCCTCGACCATCCTCGCCCCGGTCAGCGGCGCTCCCCTTGGCCGCTGCTTCGTCATTACGCCCGAACGCTTCTGCATCATCTTCGGCATGTATGACGACAGCACCGCCGGCTATCGGATCGGCGGCTCGGCGCGGCGCTTCGGCTGGTGCGACCAGGAGGTCATCACCAGTTGGGATTTCTCCAACGTCGACAGCCAGGCCGGCTTCCTCGACATCGAGCCGGCGAGCCCGATCTTAAGCGCGATTTCCGGCCGTTTCGGCACCCTCTTCTTCACCGCCAAGAAGGTCTACGTCAGCCGCTACCAGGGTTTGCCCTATGTTTTCGGCTATACCGAGCTCGCTGACGACTGTACCCCGTGGAGCCCGGCCTCGATCACCACCACCTCGAGCTACGTCGTATGGATGAGCCAGCAGGGCGCGTTCTCCTTCGACGGCACCTCGGTTACGCCAGTCGCCTGCCTGGTGCGGCCGTGGGTGAACGACGACATCGACCTCGTCAACGTGCGCGAGGAAGCCTTCGCCGTGCATATCGGCTCGTTCAGCGAAGTGTGGTGGTTCTTCCCGCAGAGCGTCGCGACCAACCCGGTCACGCCCTACAACAGCCGATGCATAATCTACAATTATAAGGAGGGTTGGTGGTCGCAGGGGACCATGCAGCGCTCGGCCGGCATCACCTCGAGCTACACCTCCGAGCCGATCCTCGCCGATGGGAAGATCCCCTATCAGCACGAACTCGGGCCGGTCTATAGCACCGACGCACCGTTGCCGTGGGCGGAGACCTTCGACCTCAATCTGACCTCCGGCGCGCGTTTGGTGACGGTCAAGCAGATGTTGCCCGACATCAAGGGCGACATGATCAATGTCCAGTTTAAGTTCTATACCCGGATGTCGCGCGCTCTGCCTGGCGCGATCGCCGGCGGCGCTTGGGGGCCGCCGCTCTTCCTCCGGCCGGATGGCTATGTCGACGTCCGCACGACCGGGCGCGGAATCCGAATGCGGATCGAGACGATCGGGCCGAAGAT